GGACACAATTCAACAAAATAACTTCCATCTTCGTCAAAATTGTGTTCGTAATATTGTACCCAGGGAAGATCTTCCCCTTCAGGACACGGTAAGAATCTTATTTTTGCGGAACCATTTCCCGCTTTATCCACAGTAGGTTTCCAGAAACGAGAGTCTTTAAACTTATTTACTCCACCCATTTCATCTACTTTTTTGCTTATTTGTGTAAAATCTGTTTTTTGCTTTTTGTAATTTGCCCAACTCATTTTTGCTTGTTTTATTTCCTTTATATTGTCACCTGAAGCATTACGAAGATTGATTTAGATAAGTGGGTTTCGCCCGGGTAAAGATTGCATTATGTCCGACTGCACCAAACCCACTCACTATTATTTATATTATAACACATTCCTATACATTTGTCAAGGGTTATTGTATTTTCCCTTGTGCTGCTAAAATTTCCAACATTACATCAACTGCGGTACATTTATTATCACCAATAATTGATAAATTACCAACACATAAATTCGAATTAAAAACCGCTTGTAACATCTCCTGAACATCAGTAATAGATGGCGAACAATCTCCAGTAATTGCATATATGCTACATGCAACAGTAAGTGTAGCGGGTATTGGTGATGTAATTGTAATTGGAGCTCCATTATTAGTAACAGCCACAAGATTTGTTAATGATACTTGAACTGTTCCAGAAGTATTAGGAGCGGTAATTGCTAAACCATAAAAAACTACACCAGATCCAAATGATGTATTATTTAATGACCAATTTGCAGTGCCACCTCCAGATCCAATTGCAATAAAAGTAGGACCCTTTATACTTACAATTTTTTGTGAAGCAACAGATGAATTTCCTAATACCCACGAATTAACGGAAGGAATTAAAGCCGAAGATAAAATAGTACCTTGTAACCCGGCGATATTACAAGATGGTGAACAATCTGTAAAACTTACACCAATGGTTGCTGTACCTCCGGCCGGAACAGTAAGAGGACTTACTGAAACAGAAAGGGTTTGAGCGAATGATACAACTGTTAATAATAGAATTAAAAGCAATTTCATATTGGTGTCCCATCTGGATAAGTTTCCATTTTTTTCTTATAATCCATTTGTTCATCTGGAATTTCAAATAATGTACCCGGTGGTTGAACTGCGGCCGCTGATTCATTCAGTAATTCGGGTGGTTCAATTAAATCCATTGTATCTTCTGTTGTAATTAATCTATAATTTTTGGATTTAAGTAAATGTTGATTTATTGCCCGTACTAAATTCAGATCATCCGTTTCAATTTTTAATTCAAATTTTGATTTTTTCATTTCTTTCTTTTATACTCCGAAATTTCGCGGTATGCCTTTTTAAGTTCTTCTTTTAAAGAAGCAATTTCTATTTCTAAACAACCGCGCATTGCAATTTCATTATTTGCTTTTTCTACAGCCTTTTCAAATTTCTTACAAATGACATTATATTTTTCGAGATCGATTACTTGTGGTTGCATATTTGTATTCCTTTACCATCTTATTTCGGAGAATCATTTTTGATTTCTCTAAATCAATATTTATAAAAGGAGAATATTTCTGAATTTTCAACCAGAAGTTTTTCCAAATAACATCGGTTAAACGCCTGTCAAATACTCTACCGAAATCCAATATACGATCTAAAATGATAAATGTTTCTAAACTAATTACTTTTTGTAATGCCATTTTTACTATAATCGGATGATCAAAATCTTTAATTCGGAAAAGATCATTAAATTCAAATCCATTGGTTTGCATCCATTCTAATAATCCGGTACATTCTTCAGAAAAATGGTATGAAAGACTTTCAATTCTTTTTTGCCATTCGGCATATATTTCTTCAGATGATTTATCTAAAAGAAAATCTCCAATCCACATTCCAGGATTATCTACAAAATTGGCAACAAATAAATCAATTAATTTGGCACGCGAATACTTTTTACATATTCTATAGAAAAAAGATTTATCATCACGGGATTCAAATGAATTGGTAGTTAATCTTGTTTTACCATTAAATTTATGGAAATCAAAAGATGGATTATTAAAATGAGTCTTTACAGCCACATAAATTTCAAAGGCTTCATATGGAGACATTTTATAAAAGTTCTTTTACATCCAATACAATACAGAAATTTTTATTTTCTTCACAACCAGAAAATCCAACCATATACAATTCTTGTCCGGTTTGTTCACGACCTAATCTATATGCATACCATAACGCATCAAGTGCTACATCACCGGCCAACCGCGATTCTTTATCCATTTCAAATGTAATTTTCATTTACTTTCCTCCATATACAATAAACCATACATAACCAGTTGTTGACAATAACAGGATCTTATGTTTACAATAATTATGCATTGAGTTGACAAACAAATCGAGTAAAGTTTACAATACAATCATGATTTGTCAAACTTGCCAGAGTTGAGTGCCGCCAAAAGCTATTCATTGACACCAATCCTCCAAGAGACACCACATACACGCCTGGGTATTCCGGATTGTCCATCCCTATAGACGCGGAATACTGTGGCAACTCTTGGCAGGGATATTTCGGATTACCCATAAACATGTCTCCATCCCTTAACTCAGACAAAACTACAACACGTTGCGGATTCTTATCGCTACCATATGGATAGACGCGACACGCCCGTTCCAAGAAGTAGTCCAATGCGTTGCTAACAACTTCTATTAAACCAAAAACAAAAAGAAAAGTTCCGAACAATATCCATATTGTCACCATACCATATCCTCCCAATAACTGTATCATAATTTCATTAACTTTCTTTTAGATGCCGATACTTCAATTTTTTCTTTCATTGTTTTACTCAATAATTTTGGAATTGTTTCAAATTCAATATCGAATTTTTCACATAAAGTTACTACAGCATCTAAATAATCCATTCGATCATATTTTACCAATTTTTCAATTTCTAATGCAAATGTCGTTGGAGTCAGTTGATATAATGGAGAATCTATAAATAACATATCAAATGATTCATCTGTTGATTTCTTTTTCATATAGTATTATCCGGCCAAAAATTAAAGGTCAACCGAATCATTAATTCATTTCTATCTGCGGTATCATATCCACGTTCCCATTCAATCGCTTCATCACCATCTTTAGGATATGGATTTGTATCAACTGAATAATCGTTTAAAAATGCAACATATCCATGATTCCAGGGTGTCATTGTTTTAAAACTCCCCAAGAGGAACAACAAGGAGAAGTATCGAATCCACAGCCACGTAATTGTTCCGCTACCCAATTAGCTTTCATTTCCATTGTTGTAGATTTTCTTTTAAACCATGCGATGCCTGGATAAGTAGTTGCTACTAATACCATTTGAAAGCAAAGATCGATTAGTTTCTGTTCTCTATTCATATAATACTATTATAACACATTTAAACAAAGAATGCAACTACTTAAAAAAGATATGGTCTTGTATTCGAATTATTTTTTTACAATGCCAGTGTGGATGAATATATACTGCATGGAAAAATAATGCACCATGTGTAGGATCATCATAATCATAAAAATTCCAATACATATTTTGTGCTAATTTAAAAGATGTAATATATTGATTCCAATATTTTATGCGACTGGAAATAAATGTAAATTGTTTACGGCCATTTATTCTTTGATTTATTACTTCACATGGAGTCATATTATATTTTTGCGCTCGATTGAATATTACAAACGCAACTGCTTCTTTTCCAAGTGTATTTTGATTTCCAGCCTCGTAATAAATCGCTTGAGATATACATGTCACTTGTTTATCTATAAATAGTTGGGCATTTAAGGGTAAAAGTAAAAACACAAATAGTAATATTGTTTTCATTATGGTATTTATGGTCGGTTGGAATTTAATTTAGAAATTTCAAATCCATTTTTTAATAAAAGACTTCTCAATAATTCCGATGGAGGATATAGTTTTCGGCGTTCAATAGGATTCTTTCCTTCATCTAAATTTAATAATATTCCGTGTTTGGATAAGCATTTTATTCCAAGAATATCTATAATTTTAGATTCCAATGAATATGCTTGTCCTTCTGTTAAATTTTCTTGAATTTTAATAGGAAGTAAATCTTTTTTATGTAGAATTAATTTACTTCTAACCTTTCGGTGAGAATCATTCCTATTTAAATCAAGAAATCTATCAGCAACACCTTTACCAACATAAATAGGTTCATATTTCAATTTAAATTGGCTACCACAAAAAATATGTTTTATGTTGGTTATATTTAATGGTATTTCAGGATTACAATGAACATATACATAATATTTTGGAGTTAAATCACAGGAGTTATATAAATCATCTAAATTAGTATTTAAAATGGATTCAAATATTGGATAAATTTTATCCATATTATATTTAGAACCATTAAAATTTATTTCTCTATATCCAATCTCACGTAATAATTTTTTCCGTCTTTTTTGTAAATTTGTGATATTCTTTTTTAAATCCTTTAAAGAATTCCAATCTACAATAATGTTTCTATTTTCAATAATACCTTTATTTTTTAATTCCATAAAAATCTTTCTTTATGGAATTTGATTACAAGGCTCCATAAAAAACCCTGCTACTTAACAGCTTTTACGCTGCTAATGGTAGTTCGAAGTTGTCTTCGTTGTTTATTGTTTTCTTCTGATTACGGACAGTTGCTACACCGTGCTATCCCCTATCCTGATATACGCCAATCGATACCTTGACGCCCCCATAATTGGTAAATCATGGAGAGTTTTGGTGGAGGCGGGGGTAATCGAAACCCCGTCTTGTTCGTCATCCAAATAAGATCATATAGCAATATCGTTTAATCGGTATAAGAACAACCGACTGTTAAAGTTTCAGCATCATCATATTTCTCCAATTTTAATAGCCGCTTAGTATGATAACGTAATTTTCTTACTGCTTTATCCATTTCAAATCCATAACCTGCATGAAGTCCGTAAGTACATGTTCTACATCCACAACGAATAATTAATTTTCTACGTGCCATTTGACGCTCCTTTAAGGTTAACTTAATACGTCATATGGAACCTCCTAATTAAAACATGACTACCTTTTGTCGCTCTCGACCTTGATTGCGACGAAAACGCCAGGATCAGGAACCCACGCGGCAACTTCCCCGTCATGCGGTTTTACTTCTCCCGTAGACCACTCCTGTATGTCCTTCATTTTCAATTTCGCATTTTTGAAAACGAGTTTTGCGCCCGCCAACACAGCACGTTCAAGCGTTGCCATACTCATCTGCATTCTCCTTATGCTCGATATACTCAGGTATTATAATTCCCTAAAATTTGCTTCTGGTATATGGTCGTTGCTGCCCTAAAGCCCACCATAATATGCAGGCCGCATATGCCCACTGTCCTATACACTTTAAACGATACCAAAACTTACAAATGTCAGCGGAGCAGGATTTGAACCTGCGAAGTGTCCTGCGCCCAAGGCAGGCGGCTTAAACCAAACTGGCCCATCCGCTGTAACTCATCAAAATGTAACCGAAGACGTAATAACCGCCCCGGCAAACCAATAAATCATGCGTCTATAATCACCTGAAAATCCATACATAATAGACGCCCCAAGACTTTCTAAAATTATCAATCCTGGAAATAAG